TCCAGCAATAATTTTTGCTGAAATAATTTCCCCGGTGATAACAGGGAAAAGATCACTGGAAACCGCCTCAGAATAAGATCGAATCATCCCAGATTCATCTCTTTCACAAGCAGCCCAAATTTCTTGAAAACTGGTAAAATCATCTGGTTTAAGTTCCTTTTTTTGAAACATTTCCTTGATGGTGGCAACAGTCCCTCTCGGCCCTAAACTCTCCACCATATCTCTCAACGCTATACCCAATTTACTATTAAAAGGCATTTTCTTTAATCCTCCTTAAATTATTTTTTGAGGTCGCTAAATTTATTCAACCCCATAATTTTGCTTCTTATCACTGTATCTACTTCAGATTTGAAATCTCCGCTTTTAGCAACAATTCCAATTATGTCACTGCATCCACTTTTCACAACAGATATAATTTGATTATAAAGAGTTACCCCTGACCCGGCAGGCAATATATAATCCCCCACATTAATGCTGCGAGCGTTGCGCAACGGATATCTAAAAAGTCCCAACAAATATGCCCCAATATCTTCAGTAACTCCGCTTTCTGAAAAACTCGCCGCAACCCCAAAAAAATTTTTATAGGCCAAATTTCTATTGCTTGCCAAAGCGAGAGTTGCTCCAGAGATTTTGTTGAAAGGATACACATATCCGTCCCAAATGGAAGTGCCTCTATTCCGAAGTCCATTCCTTCCGTCAAAAAAAAGGAGATCCCCTGTTTCAATCTTAACATTTCCATGAACCTTGGCGACTCCTTGAATTTGGAATGTTTTCTCCCAACTTTCATCTCTGATTCTTCTATCGTAATCTCCCACCCCAAAAATCCTCTTTATCTGCTCGCAATAGAGCATCCTGATAATTTAGTCAAAAGCATAAAATCCACATGAGTAGCACTTGCTTGTTTTTTAACAGCTCTGCCCACTTGCCCTTGATTCATCTCCGTATCCGCCAAAGTGTCTACGGTTAGGGTCGTCCCAGAAACAGAAACACCGGAGGCGCCAATAGTACAAGCAGAAACTAAAGCACCAGGGTACACGTGTTTGCTAGTGGCGCTGGTTCCAAGTTTTATTTGTCCTCTAAATATACCAGTTGTTGCAACGGGAATATCCTCCGTAACCCCTGATTCGCTTCCTTTCATTGAAATTCCAACTAAATTGTCATAAAAATATGTTGCTGTACTACCTTTACATTGTGTATGAACAGGATAACCATAACCATCTGCAGTCCCTCCGCTGATCACGCTTGCATCTTGGGCTATAATTATTAATTCTCCTTTTTTAACCACCGTCTTCCCATGTATAGGAACATCTACCTCATTGGTTTCGCCTCTGAGATATACTAGTCTCGGATCTGGCATTTCTTAAATCCTCCTTTTTTCATATATTTTTTGCTTAATTTAAACATAATTTGAATTTATGCTCTGTTAAGAACAGATTTTAAATTCGATACCGCTTTGTTTTTCTTTTCTCCAAAATCCCCATCGCTTTCTGCCTTAGGCATAATGTATTCATCCCCGGCCCCCTTAACCACTTTTTGACCTTTGAAAAAAATAGCCTTTCTGTCATTCAAAGCTTCAATCATTTCTTTCTCTTCCATAATCATCAAAGAGGTTTTGAAAACATCAGTCATAACATCTTTTGGAATTTTTAACTCAGCAACTTTTTCATTGATCAAAGATTCCTTTTTAACCCCTTTCTCTTTGATCTCGTATTCATCTTCCTTTTTCTTCAACTCATCTCTTTCTTTGGCCAAGGCTTCAAGTTGGGTTTTCATTAAATCTCTTTCTTTGGCCAAGGCTTCAAGTTGGATTTTCATTTCACCATGCTCTTTTTTAATGACCTCCATCTCTGCACTTACCTTAATTGAATCTTTGATTGACTTGATAATATCAGGCCTTTCTTTTGACAAATCCTCTAAAGTTATCTTTCCAAATTCCATTTGATCATCCTCCTTTTTTTTATTTTCTTTGGCAATAGGAGATTTCTTTCCCGAAAGCACATCATTAATCATACTTTCAAGGTCATCCAACACCAATGAAATCTCCATCTTTTTATTTTTCATATCTTTATCTTTATCTCTTAAAATATCTTCAATGGAATCTCCCGCCTTCCATTGAAGTTCACTCACTTGTCTTGCTGTTTCTCTCTCTTTAATTTTATCTAACAAAAGTCCTTCTCTCATATTCGTTATAAGTTGATAAATCCCCTCATTTTGAGTTTCTTTTTGATTCTCATTAATAAGTTGTTCTATTGTTATTTCATCAATTTTCATTTTCTCTCCCCCATGGCTTTCAAACAAGTTTGAGGTTGTTGCGGCACTGGCAACAAGGTCAATGCTTCTCAGATTTTCAATATCCACAACGTGTTCCTTTCCTATTTGATCTTTAAAAACCTTCACTCTGCTATTAATGCTGTTCCCAATACCAGGTGGTTTCATAATAGCAACATCCCTCACCAATTCCCAAAATGCCGGTCTCACTTTTAAATCCGCAAAAACCTTATCTTCTCCATATTTTTTTGGAGCGCTATACACCCCTGCCCAATCCCGGATATCCCTGACTCCATCCCTATCCTTAGTTTCAGATTTACTCGGATGATTGATAAAGAATTTGGCGCCTTCTGTCAATGTAGTCAATTTATCAATTGCTGGGTTTTCATAATCATATCCATTTTTGCTATGGCGAGTACCAAAAACACAGACGTTTCGAATCGTATGAGCAGATTCATCAATATGAGACTCTTCAACATTCCTAAAAGGACTTTCATCCCAACTATCTACAACATCTCGATATTGGTGTACCAATTTTACTTTCATGTCTCTTTCTCCAAATTATGAGTTATATAACCAATCCCTTCAGATTCCGTCATTTTGCCTTTTGTAATCGCAGCACCTTGCAAATAAGCCTGTTGTTTAGCTTTCCCCGAAGCCTTTTCGTCTCCATCTGGATAAATATAACACTTTCCAGATTTCCCATAACTCCATCCGTTTTTTCCGTTTTCTGTGCAACTTTGTACTGGCATATTTTTTTATCCTCTTTTCTTTTTACCATTTTCTATATTATAAAAAAAACTCCCTCTTTTTGAAAAATAAAATAATATTTTTATTTCTAGAGACAAACTTGTTTTCTAAAATCAGAAGGGAAACATCCTTTTTGTTTATGCACTTCCTTATGGCATTTTTTGCAAAGAGTAATACAATTATCGATGTCTGCTGATTCAATAGGATTTAGTTCAACCCCTGTAATATGATGACAATGTAAACTTTCGGTTAAATTGCATATTTGACAAACCCAATTATCTCTTTCAAAGACTATCTGTCTAAGTTCTGGTTGAACCTCCCTAGAAGATCCATTTTTAAAACCTTTAGGATATAAATGTTGTCGATAAGTTCCACATTCTTCCTTACAATTATCAGAGCAATAAAATCGAGCTTCTGTCCCTTTTCCTAATTGTCCTTTAATTGCTTGAATTCTTCTAACAACTTGTGATTGTGTAGGATAAAACCATATCCCGCAATAAGAACATTTTACTTGAAGTCTTCTACCAATCTTTTTAACTTCTTCACAAAATCTTATTTGACAAGCATATGTTTCATAATAAGCAAATTGCTTAGTCAATGGCTTTTTACCGCGATAATTAAGTTTATTTCCCCAAATCTTACTGCATTCAAAAGAGCAAAATTTTCTTTTAGATGAAGGAGATTTCCAGAATTCTTTTTTACATTCAGGATTTAAACAATATCTTTTTTCACTTCTCCAATTAGCACTTTTAACTCCTTTCATATTAACACTTCTCCATTTGCCAACGCACTCCCGTGAACAAAATTTCTTTGTACCTTTGTTTTTCCAGAATTTAGTCATGGGAAAGATTTTCCCGCATTGTTTACAATTTTGTGGAAATTTATTGTGATAAGAATTATGCCAACAATCACTAGAGCAAAACTTCCTTATATCTAAAGAATGACTCTTTTCAAACCTCCTTCCACAAAATTTACAAACTAACCATTTACGATAAATTTTTTTGCTTGGGATCTTCCCTTTCTTCCATTCTTTTTGATAACATTTTAGACACAATTTTCTCTTTTTAATTTCAACAGATTTTTCATTACATAGAATGCAAAATTCCATTTTTCACCTAATTGAATTGATATTATTTTGAAAAATTATTTCATTAATATTTTTTTCTTTACATCTGATGCTCTGAAATAACTCCCTGAATATTGAATTTTTAAAACCTTTAAAAAATTCATACCATCTTTTGGAAAAAGAATTTTACCCCCTATTCGAATTCCATTTTCTTCTAATTCTGATTTCATTAATTGTGTTTCATCTGAATAAGCTATTGATTTACCATCCCATTCAATAGTTCCCAAAAGTCTTGGGTTTGGGCCTTTAAGGAAATCATAAATTTCAACATAATAAACTTCCTTCATAATTTATATTCTCCTTTTGAACAAATCATCAAGAGTGTATGTTTCTATAGCTTCTACCAATTCCCCTCTTCTTTTAAGAAAAGCGGCTTTTTCTAAACTATTCATTTTATATTTTTTAGCCATTCCTTCAATATTCAAATTATTCAATAATGTCACAATTTTTTTTCTCTCTGTTTCATCAAAATACAAACTAAATATTTTCTCAAATTCAGATTGTTCACGATAAAATTTTATTAACGGTTGACAATAAAATTCTTCTAATCCCAAAAGACCTGATCCTATGGTACCTGTTGCTCGCGGAAATGAAAAACCATGATCAATACAAATAGGTTTTTTGTTGTTTAGATTTACCAATAAATTGTATCCGTGTCGATCTGTATTTCCTATTAAAAAATCTAAAATTCCTATTTTATAAGAGTCTTTAGGATCAAGATTACCATCAAAATTATAAAATGGTTTAAGATCCCCTTCTGCCCATTTTTGAACACTTCCCAATCTGACTTCACCTGTTTCAGAAATCACCCTTCTTAATGTAGTTTGAGGGACCAAATTAAAACCCAATGCTTGATCCACCTCATATGCAGCCACTTCTCTGTTTGCCAAAGAAAATTTTTGATTTATAATAGTGTTACGAATATTTATTCCTCCTTTATTTATCCATACTTCACCACTTACTGATTTAAATACAGCTTTAACTTTTTCAGTATTATTTATTGATATTTCTATAATTTCAGTTTGATTTATGCCTCCCCCTAAAGGAGAAACAGAAACAACCGTGCCTGTCTTAAGGGGGGATTTAACAGGAATGGGGCTAACTCCTCCAATTTTTCCTCCCAATTTATCCAAAGTTAAAATCTTATTCCCCTTCACCATATCATTAAATTCAAGTTTCCCAGCTTGCCATAATTCATATCGTTTGGGTCCTAAAATATCCCGCACAAAAGCGGGATCTTGTCCATTCATCCTTTTTAACCATTGCGGGTATATTTCAGTGGCAGGGACATCCCCAGCCCATTTATTCATTTGTGAAACATATTGTCTGCTACCCAAGGGGGGTTTTTCACCTATATAAGTGAAGGGGCGAGTGCCGGCATCTGGTTCTTGAATTTTTTGATCTGCACCCAACTCAGCCCAACTTTTAGTGATCGGCACTAGGCAACAACGACAACGTGGGTGACGGGGTCTCGGAGGCGGTACCATTTTTTTATTGTAATAAAAAATCTTACCATCAAGAGCACCGCATATCAAACATGTTCTATTATCAAGGGTGCTAATCCATTGAACCCCCTTAAGAATATCTGTATTTTCATCATAAATTCTTTGTGACACAGCATTAGATACCCTCATTATTTCAGTGCGAGCAATAACTGAACTTTGCTGTATTAGTCTACTACCAATTTCACCCCCCATGGCTTGCCCAATACCAAACAGGCGACGGCTGGCCTTGGCCATATCCTCCCCTTGAAGAACACTTTGTGTCAGATCGGATTTTATATTAAACATTGCATCGCCATATCGCTTCACCATCCGTTCATGATACATTGAACCACCAATAGGTGTATTCACTATTTCATAAATTTGTTGAATAGGAAGCCCCACTGTATTTATCCCAATAGTCCCAAACCGATCACCTAATAAACGGTTGTAAAAATCATTTTCTACTTGGCCAAATTCATTCAAATAATTGCTAACTGTGGCAATGCCATCATCATTAGCATTTTTTAAAATCATATCCATTTCATGCAATTGTGAATTCAGACGGTCCATTCGATATTGCAAAGTCCAACCCTGTCCATAATCCTCCAAGCGCGCAACCCTAGTCATTAACTCAGTTTTAGCACGGTTGTAAGGGTCGATCATATCTTGAATCATCCCATTCTCAAAAAGATAGATATAATGTGAACGCTTTAGAATAAGATCAATCAACTCTTCATTTATTGTTACCATTTATTTCCCTTTTAAATGATTGATAAAAGACTTAAAATCTTTTTCAACATTTCTAAAAACTTTATCTGTACTTGGAAGTGTTCTGCTTCCAAACAAACCTTTTTTCAAATACAAATCATGGAATAGGCCATTATCCCCTTTATTCGTTAAGACCCACTCATTTTTTAATTTCCCACTATTTATGAGATTTCTTATCTTGTCTAATTTATCTGTAGCTGTGTGAAGATTTTTAAATAAAATATGAGTTGCTGCGGGTTCATCTTTACCCGCATGGCCAGAGCAAGTTTCAAATGTTATAAGGCCATTTTTATTAAAAACTTTGACGAGGGGGGCTATCCCTTCATCAATTATTACAGATTTTCCATCTATTTTAATCTCAACTGTTTTATTACTAGTCCACAATCCTTGGGTATTCCCTACCTTCTTAACACCCTTACCCCTTACACCTGCACCTGTTCCGCCCATAATTTACTCCTCATTATACTGTCCAAACTGATTTGTCGGGGCAGCGGGAAGATTAAAAGGTTGTTTATAAATATCCTTCTCTTGTTCTTCAGTCATATTTTGTTCTTCAGTCTCAGGGTCTAAATCTTCCTTCATTTGCCATGTTTTTTTACTGATAATTTTATTCCTATGTTGAATCTCCCTTGCTGCATTATTTTTCTGAATATCCGCGAGAATCAAAGGTGGCCATTCAATAGTGCACTCTTCACTTTCATCTTCAGGAATGGCCCCATACCTTTTCCCCGCTTGAATTACCCTGGCAAATACCTCTTTGTAAGGTTCTTCGAAAAAATCTTGCCAATCTTCAATCTCCCTTACAAATGGATTTTGTGCCGTCATAGAGGATGCATAATTAGAGTTACTATAATCTGCCGTGAGCATCATTTCAGGAAAACCCACACCTGCGGCCACAGCTAAAAGCATATTCCGTCCATCATCCTTGGCATCTGCCGCTTGAATATTCGGGGTCAACATGGAGTATTTTATACCCTTGCTTGCTGTGATGATTGTCCCCCTGTTAAAACCCTTTTGTTTAAATTGATCTGCACTGAACCGTTCACTTTGATTCTTCCCCCGAATGCTATCTACAGTGGCAGCTGTGCCCGGCACCTCTCTGACCAAAGCAATGGCGCTGCGAATTTTATTTAACACTATGCGATCGTCCATCCAACCTGAATATTTTTTTATCATAGGCATTGCAACCAATAAAATACTCATTCCTCTTTTCATATCGCTATCGCTGAGAATCTTCAAATGCATAATCTCACTAGCATCAATCCTTTCTTTAAAATTCCCCCCTTTGTCACAAACGTAATAAGATTTTACATCCTCTATGTCTTCGGGATCACATCCAATGCCAAAACTCGTATTTTCTCCAGATAATATTTTATTGGAATCAGTTGGATTTCTGACATTATCAGCCCTTATAAATCGCAATTTGACATCTCCGTTATTAGTATTAACAAAAAACCTTAAAAGTGCCTCTCCGTCGCGAAAGGTCCTGCTGACTATTTCCTTTACCCTCTTACTCCATTTGTTGAGTTTAACAAAATTATCCCAATTTGCCCTTACAATCTCGTTTTTACTTATTGCCCTTACTGTTGGACCCTTGCCAAGAACAAATTTGGTAAGATTGCGAACAATTGCCCTTGCATGCAAATCTGTAATCCAAAACCGGAACGCTTGTCTAAGCATTTCATAATGATCATAACTCTCTGATCCTATTTCAGTGATATGTCCAAATTCTGAAGTTTTCATCCATTGATTCTCATCTGGATCTGGTTGTGCAAACTTCTGAGCATCAATAAAGGTTTTATTTAAAAGTTCAAATTGGGAGATATCCGACTCCAATTGCCTTCTTTTTAATTGTCGTTCTAATTTCCAATTTTCAAACATTTTGACCTCCTGTATTTATTTCATCCATCTTTCGCGTTGTCCCAATAACCACCTTCAATATTGTCCTCAAGCGGTATCACCAAATCCATTATGATTTTATATGCTGTATGAATAATGTATCTGGTACAATCCAAACCATGATCATACATGGGCACTGGAATTTTGCGTACCACTTTACCATCTTGTTGCTTAGGATATTTGTAACGGTCGAACTCTTCATGTGTACCTAACAATCGGTGAGCATTGCTTTCGGGATCTTTCCCCTCAGTCTCCATTTTGTCCAAATAACCCTTGATAATATAATAAAATGATTTTTCCTTTCTCCCATCTGCATAATCTGTGTAAGTCTCTAAATGATTTCTCACATTATCTATTCCATCGATGACTTCATTTACTGCCATATGGGTATCAATTTTATATGTCTCCAAAAGATCAATACGGGATTGCTTGGCACTTGGATCTGCAAAAATGATTTCCCCCTCTCTGTATTCAGGGCTATCTTTTATCTTCGCTGCATGATAGGCCAAAGTCCCCCTATTAGTTCTGTATTCATAGAAAACAAAGAATTTTAATTTGAAAAACAATTCTTTCCCAGGTTCCAACTCCTCCATTGCGCGGAGTAAATCACTGTAATCCACCCAAGCCTTTTGATATACAAAATCATGCCCTGGAGATGAGCCAAAATCTATAGCACTCATGACTAGAACGTCCGGATTAATCTCCAACTCATTCCTTTCCCGGTAATGAATCTCCTCTTTCCACCCATCGCCATAAACTAAAATATCACGACTAGGTTTTTTATTGAACCATTGAGTATCAAGCGTCTCCTTGCTCAATAAACGCGCCTTACCAATCCAATCCTCCAATTGATAAAAACCATTACAATGATGAGCAATCCCATTACATTTATCCCAAATAACACAATCTCCGTGTTCAGGGTCTTCTTGGCATTTTCGGGTACATTTCTCCAACACTTCGAATATACACCAACAGTAGACCTTTATCCCCCGGCCCTCCGCCTCTTCTAGTAAGCGTTGGAAGCTCCCTGTATCCCATTTTCTCGTCGATAACATTGTGATTTGCCCAGAGATTTTCCCCTTACTCATGGACATACTGAACCCTTCTTGTAAAACATCCCACTCTATCAACTCCACCTCATCAATGCGTGCCTTCTGCGGATGTGGGCTATTTAACCCCTTAATGCTCCCTGTGACCACTTCTTGCAAACTATCATTGGTATAAAGGGTCATGCTTTTTGTTGGGGGTTTTTGCAACAGGGTGGCTAGAACGGGATGTTTATGAAACATAGTGAAATAACGGTACACTTTAGCAGCCTGATCTAATGTAGCTCCGGCACTCGCCACTTCACAACCAGCCTTAAAAGTCATATCCAAATGATTCAGCACCGCTACATTGCTTGTCTTGCCGCCAGTACGGTTAGCAAAGGCAATACTATCCCTAACAGTCTCAAAAAACATATCCCTTACATAATCAAAAGGTGCACAGTGAGGATAATCAAATTTATCATGATCAGGATTGTGTAATTCACACACTGAGATTCGAGGAATTTTATAACCTAAGAATTCCCATATGTACCACCAAAGCACCTCCTCATCTTGAATTCCATATTGCTGTAAGGTCTCAAAAAGATCCGGATGACAATTGCGACGACGGAATTTTACATCAAAATTAGAGTTCAATGCCTTGGTAAAAAATTGAAATCTTTTAATTAGTGGGACTTGTGAACCATCCTTGAACAACTCTTCCGGGACATCCAAATATTGAATATAATGCTTAATTGCTTCCACGCATATTTTCCAATCAGTGTGGCTTTGCATTAATTCATAAAAATAATCACTAGGTTTAATTCTCATATTCTCTCATTTTTTTGATTTTGTCTGGATCTTTTATAAATTGTAACACTACCCGATTCATTTCAATATCATGTTTTCTGCAAATTGGACGATAAAGATTATTATCTGCACAAATTTGCCATTGAAATTCAGCTTTATTTTTACAACCCTTAACGCTACAATCGAGTCTTTTGATTCCCATTTTTGTATATGGTTTTTTACGACCGTTTTTCATTTTTTGCGCTCTCTTGCCTTGGAAATTATAGGAAGAATCACTGAACCCAACCCAGTTACTGATTCCAATATCGTTATCACCATTTGTTGTGTTGCATCTTGTGTCCCTTGATCCAAAGTTACGCCATACTTAGAGGCAAGTGTTGCAAAGGCAATAGCGCATAAGGATGCCCCTAATCTTCCGGCAATTAATGATTTCAATCCTCCATCTTTTTTACTTTCCAATCCATAATAATCAATGTTTTTTTGCTCTTTCATTAGAAAAAATCCTCCTTTCGCCCCTGCACTACACGGGCTAATAACATATCTGCCACCCTATAATAAATCTTTTCATCTAATGGTTTTCCCCTGGGTTTTCTTAACCAAATGGCCCCTAAATACCACCTATTTATTTCACTCTGCCGCTTCTTCCATTTGAATACTTGTAATAAACCAATACTTGGGTCCTTCAAATCATTTATATTTACCAATCCCAATGGGGTAACAAAAGCCAAAGTGTTACAATATTGCATATACTCCAAATGTTTCCTATCTCCATTGAAATCAGCCCGGCTTACCTTGTATTCCAAAATTCTTATCCTATGTTGATATGGATTTACACTTACAAAATCAAATCTGTACTTCCCCACGCCCAATTCATGAATACAAACCTGTTGTTTTCTCCTCGAATGATACTCTTTCATGAATTTTTTAATATCATCTAAGGTAATATTCTTATCGTATTCATACCAATGATGATTATTTTGAATCAAAGTGTCGTATTGATTAGACTGAAAAATCATTTAATTGTCAACTCAAAATTTTTAAGCGAAAGGTTTCCTATTCTTCCCCCAGATCTTTTTGTCCCAGCAAAATATGTAACTGTTTTTCTAACATTATTTAATTGAAAACTTGCATTGGGATATTTTCTCTTGATTTGATTGAGAGCTATGCTTTTAACATTATCAATCCCCTTTAGAGTAGAGATTTTTATCCTTCCATTAGTCCCAACAACAAAAGCGGGGGCACTTGCGCCACCCTTCTTAACACCCTTACCCCTTACACCGCCACCTGTTCCACCCATGATTTAGTTTCCTCCTTCTTGATGTAGATTTAATAACCCTAAACCCTCAGTTTGTCTTCTTTTCAATTTTATTCTTCCCTCCTCCAACAAGGAGGGGTCGGGGGATTCAACATCAAGAAGGTACCCTGCCTTGCCGTTGCTTTTGTTAATATATTGTTCAACATAAATGAGCCCATTGGTTTTGCAAAACTCCCTCAGCCGCTTCCCCCCTCCGTAGACCATTCCTACCATTCCGCCATCTTTAAATTTCAACCCCGTGTGATCCTCTGCTGCCCTAAATTGCACTTCAGTAATATCTATCATATCAGTATTCCCCCGTGTGCAAAATGCCCCCCATGCCTTCGGCACCCCCAGTAGGGCCATATCCATGAAATTAGGTGGCACATTAAGGTCAACAAATATTCGACAACCCAATGAATCAGCCCAAAAACGGCTGAGCCAGCGTTTGCGATAAATTTGATACAGCGCAACGGCCCAAGGGGTATCCTTTGTAATGGTAAAATTAGCTTCAGTTATGGCATTACAGCTGCTGACCCGGAGCTTCCAAGGGTCACGCCACAAGGGGTTAATAAAATCATCATAAATGTACAACACATAAGTGCCCGGCATGAAGCGGCTCCGAGGAATTGACCCCCACGCCTCCACAGGCAGGTATAATGCTGGCGCTTGCATATAGGGTTTCAAAGCTGGCACCCCATAATCATTATCAGTATCATATAAAAAATCTATATTTTGCATTGGATCAGGCGGTATAAGCATTTTTACATTTCCCTTTCTATGTATTATAATTAAATCCGCTTGTTTTTGAAAAACTTCAATTAATAAGTCAATGGTCGCCTTTCAATAACCGCTGCTTCCTCCACAAAAGGGAAACTTTCATGTGTTGCTTTTATTAACCACACCTCCCTCTCCCCATCCCATCTCATATCCAATATGGTAGTGTTAGGGGGCAACCTCGGTTCAAATATTTTTGTCAACCCTTCTGCACTTATTTCAAAAATCAATCTTCTTTTCATCACCCATCTCCTTTCATTTTATAAAGTTCATCCCTATAACAACACAATGCTCGCAACTCCTCCGGGGTGGCGCTCCCGGCCTGATCAGGCCCAGGCAATGTCCTATCCAGCGTAAAATGCTTCTCTATGATCCTCGCGCCCCACGCCAGGGCTGTCACTGAAGCTGTAAGACCTACAGTATGGTCACTAAAGCCATTATGATGGTTATTAATAAAATCATACCTTTTAAAATTAACATCCTCCAGCGGTGTAGGGTATTTTGAAACACAATATAAAATTGAACATTTGGGATTACACCCTCCCAGCCTTTTTATTGTCTTATCAATTTTCTCATTCAAGGGGTTCTTTGCTTTCAACCATCCAGTGCTTATGATGTAGGGCTTCCTGGTTTCAATCACCCGCTGGCAATACTCTGCATCATATACGCTACGGCTAGCAATCTTGTGCCTTTTTACATTGAGGGCTTCTAACCACCCCAGGCGGGTAAGGTCAAATGCACTGGCCATAAATTCAATACCTACCTGGTCACAATGGTTTTTCAATTTCAATGTATCATTTAATGATAATTCTGATTTTACAATCTCCGCCCAATCATTAGGGGTGAACTCAGTTGGGTTCAATAGCTTGTATGGATCATATAATTGAAATTTTACAATATCAGCCCCACATTGCCTAGCTTGGGTAATCATCCGTTGCGCCATATTCATATCCCCACCATGGTTGATTCCCACCTCTGCTATAATCGTTGCTCTCATGCTACCCCCTCCGTTGCTAAATAACAACATAAAAAATTAAGTGCCCATAAACCAAACACAGCCCATGTTTCATTGCCTATTTTACGGGCCAGCACATGTGATAAATGGTCCTTACCCCCCACCCATGGTTTTTTACCTTTTAGCAGTCGGGAACAAGTCACAAATGTAGTGTCAGCTATGGGCAGCATCGTCAAAAATAGTGGGGCAGTTGTGCCTTGCACCTCACTCCCCACTAGTAGGGCCACCGCCAGCCCAAGGGGTAGGCTTCCCCCATCACCCAACCATATGGTCCCGCGCGGATAGTTGAGTACCAAAAAACCCAATAAGCTACCTATCAAAATCAATAATGTCTCATTGCCAGTCATCCAATATATAAATGCCCCTGTAATAATTACCACCCCAGGGCATAGGCCATCCATATTGTCAAGGAGGTTATATGCATTGGTAAGCCCTATAAGCCACAATAGACTCAATGCTGGTGCCCAATGTAAAACAAAACCATCTATTGCAATTGCATAAATACATATGAGAATTTGCAAAAGGAGCTTTATCCACCATTTCAATATTAAAGCATCATCGATCACCCCCACCACAAACATACAGGTTATAGGAACAACAAAAGGGAAGTGAATATCATAAAAAAATGAGAAAAGGGCGAATGTGAGAAAAATGGCAATACCCCCAAGGGTGGGTACAGGGTTTCCCTTATATGGGGGGAGGCGCGAGAGGGAGAGGGAGATGAGAAAACTTGTCACAATTATCATAATTTGTTTCCTCCTTTAGTGTGTAAAAAAGTTTTCAAAAAAAAATCAGAAAATTGTGGAAAATGGAAAAATTGTAAATTGTAGGGTCGGGGTTGGCCCCCTCCCTCCAAGCCATCCCACACCCATGGGTTCAAGGATGGGCGCCCACATCCCATCCACAGGCCAAATCTATCATCCCACTCCAAAACTACAAACACAATGGTTGTAATGATTGTAAACATTATACCCCTCCCAGGTTGTAACGCCCTATTCATAATCATAAAACATTTATGCATACATACATAGATACATAGATAGATGGTTAAGCCAAATCTATCATAATGGCTAAGCCAAATCTATCATAATGGCTAAGCCAAATCTATCATAATCATAAAACATTTATGCATAACAATTTCCTGGCGGGGAAAATCGATTTCGTCGACTCTAAACTTCTGTCCCCTACGAGTTTATGTATAATGATTCATACATACATAGATACATAGATAGATGATTAAGCCAAATCTATCATAATGGTAAAACATTTATGCATAAATACATGGATAAATATGGATGATACCACCATCCCCACATCTTTCTCTCCTCCAACTCTTTCTTATCCTTCCCAAACCTTTTATACTCCATTTATACATACCCACAATACCCACAACATATTATTGTTTACACATGATCATTAATACTCATTCATTATTTCTGTTCTATATAATAACAGCCTTCCAAGCAAGGCACTCTTTGTTCTGCTACATACACTATCATTCCTCATCTTTAGACTCAAAGATCGACCCCTTCCTCTCATTACTCCCCACTACCATACTCCCCTCAGGCAATTGCATTTTCTCCTTCGACAATCTTTTATCATCAGGCGTCATCTCCTTCTGTCTCTCATAAGGGTCTAACATCCTATGAATCTCCAACAGCTTCCCTTCGCTCAACTCATCCCTATTCGCTTTCCTGATCAAGCTATCATCTGCAGCAGTCAGTATTCGTCTCCTCTTGAACCCTATCTCCACCAGGGGATCACCCAAGAGCAATTTCACACGGTTTTGTACCAGTGGTAATTTCAAATGCCTGCTTACACGTTCAGTTGTCCAATTTAACGTCTCAGCAATCTCTGCTACCGTATGGCCAATAGCATTCAATTGCGCCACACTCTCCATATCAGGCGTCACCTCAGTCACTTCCTCCAGCGGTGGCCTTCCCCCCAAGCCCTTATTCGCTGGATTCCTTCTTTTTAAAACATTTTTTTCTTCCATTATTTTACACTCTTTAAACAGTTTTAATAAGTTTTTGTAAGTTTGAAATCAATTTCTTTTCAGTTTCAAAACCCTTCCAGTTTACAACTATTGAATATCTCATTAAATTGTGATTCAACTAAACGCCTTTTCCCCTGATCCTCTTTACATTTGATTAGCACACGGAGTTTTTCATAATTAAGTTCCAAAAGATCACATGCCGTAAACAAACTTATAAAACCATTTCGTACATCTTCAATTTTATCATTCTCGCTTTCATCAAAATCAGTAAATAACCATTCAAAAGCATGTTCATATTCAGGTCTTTTAGGTGGATATCTTAGATAATCATTAATGGCTGATTTTAAAACCATACACATTAATTCTTTATCATTTAACTCATCATCCTGTAAATCTTTATTTCCAAGGCCTTCCATATTGCAATCCCTTTATCCAACGGTAGGACTTAGTTTTATGAAAAACCCAGATGCATGGTGTTTTAAAAACATCCTTTATCCAACACCATACATATGAACTGAACCTGGCACTACCCCACACAGCATCCCAATATAATGGGATGGTAGGCCACATGCGTTCAAAAAATGGCGTTGCGAGGAACCTCCTGTTCCATTTATCAAACAAATCCCATAAATCCAATTTGTGATCAGCCATGCGGAAGCGCTCAAGGGGAGCGAGGCGGTTTCCAGTGAGCAATGAATACTCCCCTTTGCTTAACCCTTCGGGGCAGCACTCTGAATAGATCTTTGTCCCAGGGTACGGCGTGGTGATGCCGAAGATGACCCCTTCTGGCTTCAACTCTTCTAATAATTGGGCGGATAGTTGCAAATCTGTTTCCTGTTCCCCAGGCAGGTTCAGCAGCATGGTAAAAAATTGTCTCATGCCCTGTTGCCGAACTAGTGCAGATGATTGTTGTACTTGCCCCACTGTTATCTGTTTGTGTATACGGTCCAGCAGTTCCTGACTGCCGCTCTCCACCCCCAGATCCACTTGAATACATCCGGTCTCCTTCAACCCCCTCACCAGGGTTTCATCGATGAGATTTACCCTTGTTTGGCAAGCATAGGGTACATTACATATGTAAATATTTTTCTTATAAAACCACTCCTTCATCCACTCCTTGTCCATCCCGAAAGTGTCATCAAACATGTAAAAGAAATCCAATTTATACACGTTCACCAGGTAATTTATCTCTTGCAAAACATTATCAACGGGTCTCATCCGGACAGCCTTCCCCTTATTGGCCTTCCAAACCGTGTTGGCGGAGCAGAACGTACAATGCCATGCACAACCCCTACCAGCAAAAATAGGCATTACGCTGGTATAGAGCCTTCGAATAATCAATTTTTGTGGACGCAGGTACCAATCCATATCTATCAAGTCATAAGCGGGCATGGGGAGGTCTTTGAGATCAATAAATGATCTCGGTTCTGTTTTCACCATCTCTTGAGCATTTGAAAAAGAATCAGAATCCCATATTTTATAAAAATAGGCGATTCCTTTGATTTCATCTAATGAATAAGATGCGCCCTTTTGTTTCTCTTTTGTTTTCCATAACTCCCAACATGTCTCCTCCCCTTCCCCTAACACCGCAATATCAAAAGGGCTTCCATCATAAATGAAATCCTGCGGATCAAGTGTAGCATGAGCATTGCCAACTAAAAGGGTGGTTGCGGGTTGTACTTTTTTTATCATCTTCCCTAATTTCATAATCATCGGGTAATCATTATGAAAAGCTGCTAAACCAATGAAATGAGCATCATAATAATGAAGTTGAATATGTATTTTTTCAAGATGTTTTTCAATATCTTGATCCTTATCTCCCCCCTTTGGGTCTAAGATCTTGACCTTCAAGCCTTTCGCCCTTAAATATGCTGCCAAGTATATGAAATAATATGGGGGGTGGGGATTAGCCGCATATGATGGGCTGGTTATAAATAAGAAATCAAGCATTTAGTCCTTCCTTTTTTACATACTCATTCTCCAAAACCCTGGCAATAGCATCTGGAATTGAAAGGATTAATCCATCTTTATCGGCCAAGGGGCTTCCCCCTGCTATACCTTTTAATTGCTTAACGATCTCCTCCACAGGAACATTGTTTTGTAAATTGAGAGAAATTAACCTTCCAATAGCTTCAGTCTTCGCCATTAATGATTGCCCTGACTTCCCCACAATAGCAAAGATCTCTATGGGTTTCCCTTCCTGTTCATTCACTGTTATATAAACATTCCCCAGCCCTGTCTTTATTTTTATTGTAAAACCACTCAATTGTTCTGGTCTTTCCCATTCCGACATTTATATACCTCCAAAAACATCCTAAAACATTAAATCCTCCTGGACAAATCCTGCCCAGGCACAACGATCAGTTAAAATCTATACAGAAGGCCAATCACCCTTTATATTTATCTTGATTATACCAGGCGGTGCGAATAATATCTTGCAGTTCTTCTGGTAATTTATCAAATACTTCCATTAAATAATAATACAAAATGATCTTTCTATAATAATTCGGATGCACTTGATCTTTCCACTTGCGAACAATTTTCCTACTATCTGCCCTCCTCCTATGTGTATTGCCAATTACTGAACCTTCATGTAGAGCTAAATGACCCATTTTTTCATTAATATAATGAATTTGCTCATGATAGGCTATTCGCAGCCATAGATCCCAATCATGATTAATAATCAACTCAGGGTCCATTCCTTTATATGTTTGATATAACTCTTTTTTCATCATAACTGAGCTAGTGGGTATGAAATTCTTACGCAAAAGAAACTTAAATACATAATCCGAGTGGCAAGTGGACATACGGCTCCACTCTTGGGATAGTTTTTCCTCCCCAACCCAAAGATCATGATATGAAAAATGGGAATCATGATATTTCATATACCACAATTGCGTCTCTAATTTGTTATTTGTCCAATAATCATCTGAGTCCAAAAAAGCTAGATATTCCCCTGTACTTATATTTACACCTAAATTCCGGGGCAAGACGGGCGAACCGCTATTAGCATTTAAACGTAGATATTGAATTTGATCAGGATGGTTTTTAAGCCAGAAATGTACAATCTCTTGGGTTTTATCAGTAGAACAATCATCTACAATAATTATTTCCCAATCTTCATAGGTTTGCCCAAACACTGAATATATTGCCCTGTGAAGAACAGCCGCTCTATTATAAGTGGGTATTATAACAGAAATCTTAGACATTTTTACCCCCTTTTTATATGATTCTTATCATCCTTTGAACAAAAATGTTTAGAAGGATGATCATCTGTTACAAAAACCTTTACCATAATATTAGCTACATCAACCAAATATTCTGTATTTCTTTCAATAAGATATTTATCAAGTTTTTCTTTTGCATTTTTTATCATTTCATGTGTAGGACAATTCAAATTAAGAAAGGGTCCATAACGAAATCTGCCCATTATCAATCTATTTCTCATCAGTTTTTCGAACTCTGGCGACCATTCAGTCATTTTAAGGGTTTCCAAATCGGGAACCTTATCTCCCATCAAAATGCTTTCCCTTAAATGCTCAGATATTCTTTTCACCGTTCAATTGTCTTCCCCTAACCTTCTAATTGAAGCTTTATTTTTCAATTTATCAAATATCATACTCAAGAGATTTTCTGACAATACTATTTCATATCCCTCTATTCCCATATCATTAAAATTAGCCCATAATTCATCTCTCTTCTTATTTGTTGATTCATAAGGAAGTTCATAAAATACCCGTTTAATACCGGAGGAGACAAGGCTTTTAAGACATACATAACAAGGCGCCAAGGTACAATAAATATCACATCCATCAACTGAAATACCATATTTAGATGCTTGGGCCAATGCATTTGCTTCAGCATGAACAGATGGACAAATATTATATTTATCATTCTCCGGACCTTTAACCTCTCGTCTCCAACAATAATCTGGTCTTTTATCGGAACATTGTGGTTTGCCCGATATTGTACCATTATATCCAGTGCAAATGATTCTTCGATCTCTAACAATCACAGCCCCAGTGGCGCGTGAATTACAAGTGCTACGCAACGATACAACCTTAGCTATCAACATAAAATAGGATTTGGGATCTATTCTCCCCCCTATTGAATTATTCATATATCCTCTTTATTTTTTTGAAATGATTAATTCTTTCTTAATTGCCTCTGCTTCTTCAGCAAGCTTATTAATCTGATCCACAATATTTTTCTGTTCTATATTTTCATTAATAAGTTTTTGTAATTGTTGTTTTTTAGCATTAATATCTTGTGCAATAGTTGATAGACGGTATTTTAACCATTCTTCCTTAGAAACTGTTATTGTTTTTTCTTCTGACTTGTCCAAAACTTCCGTGGATTCTTGTTGTATTTTATTGTTCCTTTTGCCCTCTGCAACTACTTGAGGACTATAACATCCCATTAATGCTAATACCAAAACAATCACTAAAATATATCTTTTCATCTTTCCTCCTTTTTAATTAGGCATAACATTAAAAATAACCAACAAACGATTGGTACTATTATGGATATTATTCCTGCAACACAAATAATAATAAAAACAAAATATTGGAACACCATTTTCCCTTTTAATTATATTTTTATAAATTCCAAATCCCAATCATCAACTATCCCGCTCTCCCTATCTCTATGAATATTTGTCGCTGTTAGAGCATAAAGCTCATTATGCTCTACATTGCTAATATCAGGAGTGTTTCCCAAAACAATCTTGTCTGACAAATCATTTTGTAAATAACCACATTGAATACACCCAGGGCAGGATTTTCTTTTTTGGAAAATCATGCTAGTTTTTTGAATGAAAATCCCTTTTGAATTGATAAAAACATTTACATTGGCTCGATAAATCAACCCTTTACACCCTTTACCTTCTTCAACAACATCAACCAATTTTCCAATATCCATCATTTATTCTTCCTTATTTAAAACCTTCATGGCTGCTTTCAATTGATGATCATAGCAATGAAGCCCCATACTAAAGAAAGCCAATGGTCCAGGTTCTACATCTCCCAACATCCCACATACATATTCATTTAAAAGGGTAAATCCTCCCATATTTTCAGGCCAACCACCATATAGATCCCAAGAGCGGTAAATTACCCCTATCAAAAGACAATTATCTTTAATTTTGAAATCCAACCCCTGTAAACAAGGGGTGGTTTTTCTTTCCATTTCAGCACTATATGGGGCATCATAATCCGCCTGGTGAAAAGACTTTCCCATTCTTATATAACAATGATTGTTTCCGTACCCTTTCTCTTGAAAATGTCTAATTACCCATTCAAGAGCCGATTCCATCTTATTTGTCCAATTGTTAAAATATTTACCATTAATCCAAGTGGAATAGCGGTATTCTTCACCAGGGAGGCATTTTGGATTCATAATATATTCATTGAAATAATACAAAATTTTATCATCATTAGTGGGCACTTCACCTATGCTTGGTGGCAAAATAGGTGCTAGAGGTCTTTGATGGGGATAATTGCAAAAACCGGAAACCATATCAAACTCCATTCGGTGACTTCCTTTGAAGGAGCCATCTGTGATTAAAATTCCCCTTCTCCCTTTCTCCCATAGGGCGGAAATTAACTGAAACCAAGTATCCCCTAGCGTTGTACCTATAATATGTACCGAATTGAAATTCATTTTAAAATCCTTTCATCAATTGCTTTTATTGCTTCATTGCAACAAGTTTTACAAATCATTATACCTAAATTATTATATCCACAAGAATAATAATGACCAAACGCTAATGCAATAGTAGGTTTTGAACAAAATGAACAAATACAAGTAATATTCTTAAATCCTCCATCATCTGATCTTTCAGCGGCCTTAATTCCTTTCCACATTTCCATTTATATACCTCCCCAAAACACCTCTTAGACTCTAAATCCTCCTGGACAAATCCTGCCCAGGCACAACGATCAGTTAAAATCTATACAGAAGGCCCATTATTCTCTTTCCACAATTCCAAATACTGTCCAATAATCCTCTCCTCTCTGTACAATCTCTCATAGCGAGCCTGAGCCCTATTTCCTGTTATTGACCTTAAATTGGCATCTAATAAGGATTCCATATTGTATTTCCATTGGCTTTCTTCAAAACAAATATATCCAGTACTATTATGAACAATCATTTCAGGTAATCCGCAAATATTGGAAATGATACAAGGTAATCCATATTTCATAGCAATTAAAATTACATTTGGCCAATCTTCCTCCCCAAGACTGGGAACCAATAAAACATCTGCCGCATTGATAATTGAATATGAATCGTTATCATCTGTTATGATTCTGTAAACCCCTTTTGTTTTACTTTTCATCTTGTTTCTTAAATTCTCTTCTTCAGGTCCACTTCCCACTATCAATAAACTTCTCGGGGTGCCCACTTCTGTCATTTCAGAAAAAGCATCTATTGCTTTATCAAAACCCTTTCTTTTTACCAAATCCCCAATACAAAGAAATACCACCTCATCCATGGGAATTTGCAATTTACTTCGAATTGTCTCCGAGGATTCAAATTCACGATCCATAATGGTATTGGAAATATTTATCCAATCAGAGCGTTTTTTATTTCTCAAAAAACCACTATTATTCTGTAAACATTTAGATGCTGAAATGAAAGTATTAACTGAGTTTCTCACCATAAAGGTCATTGGTTTGTACCACCACGGGTCCTGTGTTGTTGATGTAAGAAAATAGGTAATTTTAGGAATTTTAGCCAACCTGCCAGCCACAGCCATAGAGTTACAAGAAAATGCCCCAGGGTATCCCCCATTATTAATATGAAGAATGTCCGGCTTATCTTGCTGTAATAAACGGAGGAAATCCCCTACCTCTACATATGAAAGCAAATAGGCCAATGGTAGGGCTAATGGAAAATAGCGTTGTATTTTTCTCAAAAATGTTATTGAAAGCGTTAATGGATGAATTTTAGCATTATGAGCGACTATCCATTTATTCATTCCCGATGAATACTCCTTGGAATTCCTATAGGAAAATGTAATATCAAATTCTCTGTTTAGCCACTGATTTTGGAGGAAAACAGAAATCATGTTCTCACTTCCTCCCCATTTGTAACAGTCGCTATGAATATGTAATTTTCTCAATTGCAATCCTCCAAAAGGGTCACTTGAACATTCTTGGCAAATATGCTCTTTGACTTATCAAAATTTAAAACATCCACCCTTTGTTCTAACCTTTGATGAGTCAAGTCTTGAATAACATATATCCCGTATTGAGGAATATACACCTTTTTTCCAAATGTCCACCCATCTCGAAATAAATCTCGGGAAACAGCTACTGTTCCGGGGGTGGGTTTTAAACCAGAAGCTGTTTTGGGGTTTTGTGGATAATAACTTGTAAGAGTAATTGATTGTGTGATTGAGTCTTTAAGCAAACTGTTAAGTCTATTATTTGTTTGTTGTAGAGATTGAAGAACTTGAAATTGATTTTCAATTATTTGGCATTGTGATTTAATTCTGTTTCTAAGAACTAAATTATCCGCGAACAAAAAACAAAGAAGCACAAATTGGAGTAAAAATATACTTATTATTGATTGTTTCATTATTTCTCCTTTTTCTTAACTCCTTTTCAGAACTACTTTTCTAGCCGCTTCAACCAATCGCTTGATCTTCTCTTCCCGGCAATCGCAAACATATTCTTCTTCTGGATCAGGAATAAAGATACTACACAAATGCCCATCATATCGGGGGACCATACCCTCCGCAATTATCATCGTAGCTATCACAAAAATCGGGACATTTACTATTGGAACATTTCATGACTTCTCCTTATTTAAAACCTTCAACCCCATTTTTTTATAAAACGAACCCAACTTTTCCAAACTTATAACACCCTCTCTTGGGGAGATTTCTATCTCTATTTCTCCAGCATAGCATAATGCCTTGATTTCATTTATTACGTGCTGTAAAAGTATTTTCGCCATCCCTTTCAATCTATACTCAGGATGCACATAGAGATTGTAAATCAAAGCTGATGATTCTTTAATCTCATAGAAGCAGTAACCAAATTTATTTTGAATAAAGTCTTCCAATACAGTCTCCCCTAATTCTCCTCTTCATCAAATATCAGGTTTTTTACAACCATTCTTTGTTTGCCACTGTTTTGTTAGTTCGGCATGTCGCCTAACCATGTCCACCATAATAGGTTGCACACCTATCTTTTCCGCCTGATCCGCCCAAAACTGCATAGCTACCGGAGCGAGCAAATCCTTCGCCCGAATCAAAAATACAGGCTCATCTTCGCCAATCTTCCCTTCCGGGTCTTGAATCCTATTGTAATCTGCCCTTGCGTGTATCATTGCCTACCCCTCCTTATTATTTCATCTTCAACTTTTATCGGGTTAAGTATTGGATCAAAATTATTCTGTTCCCCTTTCCGAAGGTTATTTTTACATTCCAAACACGGCTCCTCCCTATCGGTTTTATCATTGTTTGTGCAACAATAACACGGCCAAGCTAACTGTAATTTTAGACTTGTTGATTCACCCATATTTTCCTCCTTTTCGTTCTTCTTAAACTTCAAATTTAATAAACCTCAACATACTCATTGGCCAGTGTCAATACTTCATCATAGGAACCAGCAGAGAAGGCTTTCTTTTGGAATTCATAATCTTCCTCTCTAAGATTAACTTTTTTAAGAGTTCGAGAGACGAGACTGATAATATTGAAAACATTCCCGTCTTGTCCAATTAGCTTACATTTCGGTTTTAGATTTGTTGATTCACCCATCTTGGCCTCCTTTAGTCATCGACACAAGTGCATTCGTTGACATCACAGATGTTATCCGGTGATGTTGGTTTCTCCTTCTTCAGAAACCAAACTCAAACTATCTGAAAACCCACAACAACATCTTTTCCTATAAACACCACACTTGGAACAATGAACTTCAGACCAATTACAATAAGGGGTGTCACATTTCCCGGATTTATAATGACTGTCCCAATTATGATCGCATTTCTTGATCTTCCTCCAATTGGGGTCATCTGTAGGAAAAGAGATTATTTTCCACAACGACCACAAAAGGAGGGTCCCGCATATAGCAATTGTTCCTAAAACCCAAATTAGAATTATCGTTTCCGATATCGTTCCCATTATTTCTCCTCCACATCCTTTTCCTTCACTACTCCTTGTATAATATCTATTATATCCTTTTTGATTGTCTCTCTTACATTCGCAGAGGTATTTATAATCTCTTCTACCCTGTTCTGTGTTAAAGATTGAGACACATACAAGGCTATCAATGTATTTCTATCAGGAACAAATGGACAACAAAAGAGGACAATTATACTTATTGGAACAAAAACCTTGGTGGCTTTCAGCAATTTCTTCTTAAATTTCTCTGCTATTTCATCTTCATAATTCTCTAAAGAATCCGTTCCCCAATAAAAAAGCCATGCAATTCCAATCAATATTATAATGCAAATTGAAATTCCAATAAATGACATTAGTATTCCATCAATCTGGAACAATAAATAAATAAACCAAGGGTTTACAATCGGTTCCAT